TCATGTTTAGTGGATTGTTTTCAAACAGAAGCAAAAGTGGATTGGTTGAGCATAGTGGAATGATGATCACTGATTTTGACAAATATCCAGATGAAGAAACAATGATGTCTGAATTAAAGAAATTAAAGAAGAACAAACATTTCATTTCTTTGTTTATTTCACCATCTGGAAATGGAATCAAAGGAGTTGTGAAGATTCCTAAATGTGACAAATTAGAACATCCAAAATACTTTGCTGCATTCCAAGAAGAATTTCAATTCAATTATTTTGATATTGCCAATTCAAATGTGGATAGGGTTTGTTTTGAATCTTATGATCCAAATATCTATATCAATTATGATGCTGAAGAATTTAATCCAGTGTTAATTGATATAGGTTATAAGGTTGAAGAAAAAACACCATTACTTCCATTAAATGATGAAGATAAAATTGTTGAAATAATAATGAATTTCAAATGGTCAAAAGATTTTGTTTCTGGTGAACGAAATAATTATATTTTTGATCTTGCTGGTGCATTTTGTGAATATGGAGTTTCACAATATTATGCTGAAAATTACATTTATAACAATGTTGTTTATGGTGAATTTTCAGAAAACGAAATGAAGAATGCAGTTGCTTCAGCTTATAAAATTAGAACACCACATTGCAAATATTTTGAAGATTATTCAAAAGTTGAAAGAATAAAGAAAGACTTGGTGAAAGGCAAAGATAAGGTGATTGAAATCCACAAGATTGATGAATCATTGTTCAATGAAATAAAAGAGAATGTAGAACAAGATGATTTCTGGACAATTGAAGAACAAAAAAATGGAAAAAATAAAGTGATTGTTGATGTTTTAAAATTCAAATACTTCTTGGAATCAAATGGATTTAAAAAACATTTCCCATCTGATGCAGAAAAACCAACTTTTGTGAGGGTGCAATCAAATAAGGTAAAAGAAACAAGTGAATCAAAAATAAAAGATTTTGTTTTGAATTATCTTTTGTCAAATGATGAAATTGAAGTGTACAAATATTGTGCAAATTTTCAAAATCTGTTTTCAGAATCATTTCTTTTATTGCTGGAAACAATTGAATTGATGCTTTTAAAAGACACAAAAGACATTTCATTCATTGCATACAGAAATGGAGTGATTGAGGTGATGAAACACGAAGTAAAGTTGATTGATTACATTGATGTTGATGGTTACATTTGGGAGAATCAAATTATTCAAAGAGATTTTGTGTTTTCAGAAAACATTGAAAATGATTATAAAAAATTTATATTAAATATTTCTAATAATAAACCAACATCAATTGAATCTGCAATTGGTTATTTGATCTCAAATTACAAAAATAAAAGGAACAACAAATGTATTATTTTGAATGATGAAGTGATTTCTGACAATCCAGAAGGCGGAACTGGGAAAGGTTTATTTGTGCAAGGAATAAAACAAATCAGAAGAGTTGCAATATTAGATGGTAAAAGTTTTGATGATAAGAAATCATTTCCTTATCAAACATTAACACAAGACACTCAGGTATTAGTTTTTGATGATGTGAAGAAAAACTTTGATTTTGAGCAGAAGTTTAGTTTAGTTACTGAAGGAATTACTTTAGAAAGAAAGAACAAAGATGCTATAAAGCTATCAGTTGAAGAATCACCAAAGATGTTGATTTCTACAAATTACGCAATCAAAGGTGAAGGTAATTCACATAACAGAAGAAGATTTGAATTAGAGATTGCACAATATTATGGTGATAATTTAACACCATTTGATGATTTTAAAAGGGAATTATTTGATGAATGGAATATAAATGATTTTATTTCATTTGACAATTACATGATCTTTTGTCTACAATCGTATTTAAAAAGTGGATTGGTTAAGCAGAATGCAAAAAACTTAGTTTTAAGAAAGTTAATTGCAGAAACATCAATGGAGTTTTATGAATGGGCAAATGATGTTGAGAATCTACCTATTGGAGTTAGAAATGATAAAACAATGTACTTTGACAATTTTGTTTCTGAATACAAAGATTTCAATAAATGGTTAACAAGAAAGAAGTTTAATATCTGGATTCAAAAATTAGCTAAATTCAAAAATATTGAGTATTCACAGAATTCTTCAAACGGATTAAGATGGTTCATGATAGGAGAACCAAGCAAAGTGGAAGAAACTCCTTTTTAAATTAGGTTTATATATATCTTTAATATATATTTGTATTAACAAACAAAGAAAAACAAATTATTATGTATAAAGTAGAAAACATTTTAAGAGCAAACGGAATTAATACACAAGCTATAAATACTCCAAACGGTGTTTTAATAATGGCAAACAATGAGGATGGAACTTTTACTCCGTTTACTATTGATGTTGATCTAAAAAAAGTTTATGACTTTATCGGATATTAACAAACAAAGAAACATTATGAATGATCAATACTTGGAGGATGGAAATCCTAATGAATACGAAGAAAAAGAATACGAATGTCCAGAATGTTGTAATCCAGTAGAAGAAGAATTGGAATACTGCAGTAAAGATTGCTGGGAATCATCAATGATTTAAAAAAACAATTATGAAGACAAAATTAATATCAATGCCTGAACAACTTTTTGAAAAGATAAAAGAATCAGCAATTAGAAATGACAGAAGTGTAAACAAAGAAATTACAAAAATTCTAAAAAAATCATTCAAGAAAAATGAAAAATCTAATTAATGCAAATGGAACAATCAATGTTCATGATTCCTTTTTTATACAAGATAAGAAATTGAGGATTATTGGAAGTGAAGATTTTTACCATTCAGGAATCTGGAATATGATTGAAGAAGTTAAAAATTTAGATACTGGCAAAATTGTTAAAATGCAAAGGGAAAAACTACACAAATACAAACCATTTATTAAATGATTAATTTAAGAGATTATCAAGTGGATTTAGTTAATGAAGGATATTCAAAAATATTGAAGTTGAATATGATTTACCTATCTATGGAAGTTAGAACTGGAAAAACTCTTACTGCATTATCTTTGGCAAATAAATTCACTAATCCAAAAGGTGTTTTATTTGTTACTAAAAAGAAAGCAATCAAATCTATTGAAAATGATTACGAACTTTTGAATCCAGATTTTAATATTACTGTGATCAATTACGAATCACTTCACAAAGTGCAACAAGATTTTGATATTGTTATAATTGATGAAGCACATTCTGTTGGAACTTATCCAAAGCCATCAAAAAGATACAAAGATTTAAAAGCAATATTAGATAAAAATGCTTATACCAAAGTAATATTTTTATCAGGAACTCCAAGCCCAGAATCTTATTCTCAATTATTCCACCAATTCAGATTGTTAAACAGGTTTTCACCATTCAAGGAATACGCAAATTTTTATAAATGGAGTAAAGTTTATGTAGATGTTGAAATTAGGAATTTAGGTTATGCAAAAGTGAATGACTATTCTGGAGCAAAGAAGGATAAAATAATGGATGTCTTAAAAGATTACTTTATTTCATATACACAACAAGATGCTGGATTCAATCAAACAGTAAATGAACACATATTGGAAGTAGAAATGAATCCAAAGGTTTACGAACTTGTAAAGAGATTAAAACGAGATTTGTTAGTAGAGGGCAAGGAAGAAGTTATATTGGCTGATACAAGCGTAAAACTACAAAATAAGATACATCAATTATGCAGTGGAACAGTTAAATTTGAAAGTGGTAATTCAATGATCATTGATAACTCAAAAGGTTTGTTTATAAAGGATCATTTTAAAGGGAAGAAGATTGCTATATTTTATTTATTTAAAGAAGAATTTTTGTTACTTAAAAATATTTTTCCTAACTTCACAGAATCACCAGAGGAATTTAATCAATCAAATGATTTGGTTTTCTTAGGGCAAATTAGAAGCAGTAGAGAGGGAGTTAATTTATCAAGTGCAGATGCTTTGATTTATTACAACATTGAGTTTAGTGCATTAAGTTACATTCAAGGCAAGGACAGAATGACTTCAAAAGAAAGAACAAAAGATAACAATGTTTACTTTATATTTGCAAAAGGTGGAATAGAAAAACATATTTATAAAAGAGTTAGTAATAAATTAGATTTTACAAATTCGTATTTTCGTAAAATAATATAATGGCTTCAAAATATCAGACTAAAATAATAAAAGAATACGAAGGCGAAGGCTGGTATGTTATCAATTTAATTAAGACTAACAAGAATGGAATCCCAGATTTACTTTGTATAAAGGAAAATGAAAAACCTTTATTTATTGAGTGTAAAGAATGGAACGATACTTTAAAGCCATTGCAAAAATTTAGAATTGAAGAGTTGAAGAAGTATGGAGTTGATGCTATTTGTTTAAAAGATAAAAAATAAAACTATGGAAAAAGAAAATGATTATAAAAATTGGTATTCGTTAAATTTTGCAGAATTGCCATTAGGTAAAGAAATTCAAGAACTAAAATTTGATGAGTTTTGGCAAATGAGAGAATTTTTAGAAGAGTCTTTTAAATATAAAAAAGACGATAAAGTTTATCTTTACCAATATGGAGGTTTGGAAAATCCTATAATAATATCGTGTAATCCATTTCATATTTTAAATTCACATTCTAATATGTCTGGATTTAAAGAACATCATATTCAGGAATATTCGAGCTATGATGATGCTTACAAAGTAGCAAAAGATATGATGGAAGAACACCATCTTTGTTATTCGTAATTAAAACACTAACAAATGAAAATACGAGTAAGTCTAAGGGAGGTAAACACAACCTATAAATTTGATTTGTCATCAAGTGTATTACCTCCGATTTACTAAATAATTTAAAATATATCTAAGGGTGAATATTGGTTCAATTCAAAAGGGATTATAATTAGAAGGCTAATATTCACCGATATATTGTTAAATAAATTTTTTGTATATTTGTACAAATAATTAAATTAGGATAAATGAATAAAGTAGGAAGACCAAAGGAAAGTTTAGAATCTTTACCAGATAATTGGCATGAAGAAGTATTGGAACTTTATTCTGAAGGAGCGGCAGATGTTGAAATCAAAGCATTAATTTATCAGTGGAGAGGAACTTTTTCCTGTGATCTTTGGAATAGATGGATGAAAGAAGATGAAGAATTTTCGATAACCATAAAAAAGGGAAGAATGCTTTCTGAATCTTGGTGGAACAAATCTGGAAGAAAGAATTTAAAGTCAAAGGAGTTTTCTTATACTGGTTGGTACATGAATATGAAGAACAGATTTGGATGGAGAGATAAGCAAGAAACTACACTTCAAGGGGGTGATAAACCAATTGAAACAATCATAACACTAGGAACAGGAATCAAACCAGATGAAACTACTGATTAAACAAGAAAATGCAGTTCATTTCTTAAAGGATTCACAAACAAAAGAAATTCTTTATGGTGGTGCAGCTGGAGGTGGGAAATCTGCATTGGGATGTTTATGGCTTATTGAAAATTGTCAAAGGTACAAAGGAAGTAGATGGTTGATGGGTAGGTCTAAATTGAAAGCATTAAAAGAAACAACATTAAACACATTCTTTGAACTTACTTCATTACTTAATTTGGGTGATCAATTTTCTTACAATGCACAATCAAACATTATAAAGTGGAATAATGGAAGTGAGATATTGTTAAAAGATTTATTCTTATATCCTTCAGATCCAAATTTTGATTCACTTGGTTCACTTGAAATCTGTGGAGCATTTATTGATGAATGCAATCAAGTTGTTCACAAAGCATGGCAAATTGTTTTGTCAAGGTGCAGATATAAATTGAATCAATTTGGAATCATTCCAAAGGTTCTTGGTTCATGCAATCCAGCAAAGAATTGGACATATAAAGAATTTTACAAGAAAGCAAAAGATGGAACATTGTCAAACACAAAGGTGTTTATTCAAGCATTGCCAACAGATAATCCACATCTTCCAGCATCTTACCTTGAATCACTTTTAAGTTTGGATAAGAACAGTAAACAAAGACTTTATTTTGGAAATTGGGAATATGATGATGATCCATCTGCATTGATTGATTTTGATTCCATTGTTGACTATTTCAATCCGATTCATTTGGTTGAAGAAAAAGAAGTATATTTAACAATTGATGTTGCTCGACAGGGAAGAGATAAGTCAGTCATTAGAGTGTGGAAAGGATGGTTATGCATCAAAAGAATATCATTTGATAAAAACACAATTACTGAACTTGCTGATAGTGCAAGGAATTTAATGGCTGAATATGGAATAAGTAGGTCCAGAGTTGTTGCAGATGAAGATGGTGTTGGTGGTGGACTTTGTGACATACTAAGATGCAAAGGTTTTTTGAACGGTTCAAAAGCATTGAATGGTGAGAATTACGACAATCTGAAGAATCAGTGTTCACATAAGATGGCAATGAAAATTGTCAATAAACAAGTTGGCGAGATTTG